ATCAAAGGCCTGGCTTGATTTCAAAAGGGACACACTGGAACCCACTCTCGCTCGTCTCAAACAGGGTGAAGCAGTGGATTTCCCTAATATGAACATTCCGAAGGACGAACGGAGGAAACTCGAGCGTGTTGCTCAAGGACGCACCCGTGCTATCTTCCCACAGACCCTAGCAGCCCTCATTATATGGCGAATGTATTTTGGCCTGTACTCCGTTCTCATTGAGCGGGGTAGGGTTAGAAATGAGACTGCTATCGGGATGAATCCCTATGGTCCCGAGTGGGAGCTTGCCTATCAGCTCCTGCGCACAAAGAGCAGTGAGGGAAGCGACGGCGATTTTCGCTTCATGGATGCGTCAGCGCAACCTGCGCTCATCGTGCCACAGATGAAGGCCGTGGATCGTGTCTATAATGGCACACCCGAAGATTCCATGGTTCGCCGCTCTCTCACCGTGGGGCTGGTTAACAGCACCCACGTCGTCGTATCTTTCGACATGGTTCGGATTCGCAAAGAGGTCGAAAAATTTCAACAGGAAAATCCGAACAAACCCGTCCCCTTGCAGTATCTTACTCGCATGGCGGACGAAGGAGATTATGTCGGTCTCACCGGCATTCTCACCTCAGGCACGTTTCCAACTGCCTGGGGAACCTCGACCGAGGTAAAGACATTGTACAGATATCATTACCTCCGCCGGGTGGGCCCAGACCTCCGCGACTTTAAGGCAGATGTTGCTCTTCTCTGCCAAGGCGATGATAATGTCGTCACTGTCGTTCCGCATCTCCGCGAACAATTCCACCCTCAGGAGATCGCGAAGACTTTCGCCTCACTGGGCTATGAGTTCACGTCAGCAGATAAAACAGGAGAATTCAAATGGAAGCCTTTGACCGAGCTGACTTTTCTCAAGCGAAAGTGGCGTTTCGAACCATCCCTACAGCGTCATGTGGCTCCACTGGACATCACCGTTGTTCTCGAAATGGTGTTGTGGTGTCACAGGGATGATGCGAAGAGGAACTATAAATCCACGCGTGAAACATGGCATACTGCAGCTATGGAGCTTTCGCTCCATGAAAAGGCTGTATTCGAGGAGTGGTACCCCCGTCTCTGCCAGTCATATCACGTGGCTTTAAAAGAACCTCCCGTCATCAGGACCAAGCAGCACCTCATGACGGACGCAACCCATACATTGCTGCTTACCCTCTGATCTCAGGTACGAGGCGCTTCTGCGTCATGCTTTGGAGTCATAAAGCCGAAACCGGCTTCAGAGTTACCTTGTGGGTGGCTATTCAGCCTTACTGTCACAGCGCCCAAAAGCAGTGGCACGGCACCGACACGTTCGACAATCCTAGGGCGTGTTGCGTACTGCGGATTCAGGACTCTATCACATCAAATACACAAGATGCTACGAGCATCTCCACCACATCAACGACCACTTGGGTCTCGGATCGAGGAACAGTCGACACCTTGGCCCGGCCCGCCTCTAGTGTTTCAAGTGAGGCGAGCAAACTGAACACAACCATGTTCAATCAGGGCATGGATGAGTTCATGGCCAAACCCGTGCAGTGTCTCGCTGCAACGGTTTCCTCGGCCACTCAGGCAATTGGCAGTGTGCAAATTCCAGATGCGCACTTATCAGACTCTATGGTTCTTGAGAAGCTCAATGGATACCTCGGATATCGTGGAGTTTACGTGGTCAAAGGCAAGGTAAATGCTAATGTTTGCCAAGCCGGCGTCATGGTAATCAGTTGGATCCCATTCTCTGATGTTCTTAACACTGATTGGCGCCGAAATCACATGACCACGATCACGCAGCTGCCGCATTGCTTCCTCAACATCGCGTGCGAGTCGGAGTTCGAGATCGAGCTTCCTTATATCACACCGCTTGATTATTACGACCTGTCGATCATGTCCGGTCGTTGGGGCACGTTGTACTTTGACATGCTCTTGCCACTGACTTATGGCACTGGTTCCTCCAACTTTGGAATCACTGCTTACGTCTATGTCAAGCAAGGAACTCTTGAACTCCTGTCTCCGACGTTGCCTCTACTCACTGCTCCTATGCTCAAAAAGAAACAGATTATGGAGCAGAATCATAAAGGCAAACCCCCTGTTGTTCTCATCAAGCAGGGTGGTTCCCCGCCTCGTTTGAGCACTCCACCGCCGAGCCCGCCTCCGGCCATCCAGCGGGCTCTGGAAGAACGGCGTCCTTCCAAACCGCACAGTGGCGAGCTGCGTGGCAACACCCTTGCCTGGGAATGTTCCATCTGTCGCGACCGCCAGTATGTCCATATTCAGCCTCATCAGCGTGACACGGTATTGTTCAAGACCACCGTTAGTGACGTACTTTCCTCTAGCACATATACATGTGCGCCTTGTGAGGATAAGTTTTCCACTTCCGCTAAGGAGATGGCTGATAAGTTTCGTCGCGCAGCTATTTCACCCGAACGATCACCGACGCTTTTCGATACGCACGAGGAGCTCTCGCCTGGCGTGTTTCGTCACCGCGGGAATGCCGGGCATCTTGACTTCACTGGTGTTCCATCCATCCCGTCTTCCGCCTTCGTGCCACCGGTCCCGGACAATCCGAAGAATCAGCTTCAGGAGTACTGCCAGAAGCACCGGCTGGATCTCCCTCACTATACGACTAAGAGTACGACTAGTCCAAGTGGGACCATGTATTGGTACAGCGAAGTTCGCGCTGCTGGCAAAGCCCTCACTGGCCCCTCCAAGCATACGAAGGTGGAGGCCGAATTGGCAGCGGCGGAACTTCTCTTGCGCGGCATCAAGGCAAAGATCACACCCCACATGAAAGCCACCGTCTCCAAGAAAAACGCTGGAAAGAGCCCTTCTGATCAAGAAAAGAAACAACAGTCTGGCGGACCAATCAGCAAGATTGCAGACAAGATTGCTACCATCGCATCCCATTTTACGGCCGTCCCGGACCTGAATATGGTGGCCATTCCTCTCATGTGGTCAGCTAAAGTCGTCTCGTGTATTGCCAGCAAATTTGGTTTCTCTAACCAAATGCTCGACACTAACCCAATGTACGTCGTGGTTCGTCCAGGTCGTGGACAAGCATGTTGTGATGTGCCTTCAACGGCAGAACCTCTAACTCTCATGCGGGAGAATCAGGTTCAACTACATACCACCATGGGCGGCACTAGTCAAGACGAGATGTCAATTGCGTTCATACAGCAGAAATATGCTTATTGGTCAAGTTTCACCCTGTCAACAGCTGATACTGCTGATGAGGAGCTTATGGTGATCGACCTGTGCCCCGGAACCTTTTACAACAGTGTTACAGAAACAGAGGGCCAGTTCTATTACTTCACTCCTCTTTCATACATCTGCCAAGACGCTATGTACTACAGAGGCGATATCAAATTTCGTCTCCGTTGGGCTAAGACGGAACAGCACCAAGCAAGCATCCGAATCGTTTTTGTCCCCGGCACTGGCATTGCTAACGTCGCCACCATCAATGACGTTCAGTATTGCCACACTACCATCTTGGACATAAGCGAGGGAGATGTGTTCGAGTTCCAACTCCCTTTCGTCTCACCCACTAACTACCTCTACACCTGGGATGAATATGGAAAGCTTTATTTCTATGTTGTCAATCCTCTCAGGTGCACTGACATTGTTTCTTCATCAGTGATGTGCGCTATCGAGGTGTGTGCGGCGGACAACTTCGAGGTTCCCCCTCCCTATGAGTGGAACATTCCAAACAATTTTTGGCTCCCCGTGAACTATCCCGTCATTGGCAGAAATCCAGAGGCAGATAAAGCAAAGAAGAAGCCTCCGAAGGAAATGCGAAAACTGATGAAAAGCAGACGTCCTTCGAAACCACACATGCTCAACAACTCAGTTGGTGGTGCAAACCCGATGTGTGTCTCCTCAGTTCCTCTCCAAATCGGAGGAGCTAAGTCGAGCCCGGCATCAATGTACCCAGCTGAAATGTGTCAGGGCGAGCGCTGGCTGTCCATTCGCCAGCTCATCAAGCGCCCAACCATGACACACACCGATCCCATCGCTTACACCGACAGTATCTTCCGGCCTCGTGCAATTGGCCAGGCCTACTACAACACCGGTACTAGCGCTTGGGTCTTCCCCGCAGGCTGCTATGATGCCTACGCCCGATATGCGCAAATGTATGCGTTCTACCGAGGTGGCGTTATCCTCAAAGCAGTGCCATCGGGGGTGCCTTACCCAGGGTCCTACCAAGCCTGGGTCACCTTCGATTCAACGAACACAGATGGCTTCCTGCAGCCCACCGTCATTCCCGGGACTCTTGATCCCCATGCTGGAGGCGTCGCCTACTTCGAAACTCCAGGCGGCCCACTGGAAGTGAGGGCTCCGCATTGCGCTAAAACAGCGTTCTTTCCAGTCTTGCCTTTCACTACCACCGGCATCAACGAAGACTACTTCAATGATGACGTATGTGTTCAATTCAAGGGCTCCTCATCTACTCAGATGACCTTCTGCTACCTCCGAGCGGGTGCAGATGATGCCCAGTTCGGCTACTTCCTAGGCGTTCCGCCCCAATATTATGCCGAGCAATCCCCAGCTTCGCTAGCCCGCCGCGTCAAAGAGCGGGACGCCCGTCCTCTGCAGCGCGAGGCGGGTGCAGTCAGCGCTGCCCCAGGTGCACCTCTCACGCAATCAGCGTCAAGTGCCCACAATGGTCTGGAATCTGGCCTCTCTCTCTCGGGGGAGGGCGAACGGAACAATCGGTTCGCAACGGAGTCTAAAAGGACTGGACCTGTGTTGAAAGACACGTAGACCAGGCGTCGTTTCATCGCCCCATCAATTTGGTATGGTGGGGCGTTGGAGCGGCG